CGAAAGGGCACACGACCATCGTTGATGATTCAGACGCTCAGGCAGTGCAAGCGCACCGCTGGTACGCATCTGTCAGGCGTGGCGGCGCCGTATATGCTCAAGGGCAGTTGAAAACCGCTCAAGGGTGGAAGGGCATATCCCTTCACCGAATGATTCTGTCGGCACGGCCCGGTCAGATCGTTGACCACATCAACGGCAACACCCTGGACAACAGGCGCGAAAATCTGCGCTTCGTCACCCATCAACAGAACGCCTTCAACAAGAAATCAGCGTCGAAATTCGGCTTCAGCGGGGTCAGGAAGTCCGGTAAGTCTTGGAGCGCCCTCATCTCCGTGAGCGGCACGGACATTGCCTTGGGAACATATGAAACCAAGGAGGAGGCGGCCGCGGCATATAACGCCGCATCAATGACCTTGCATGGCGAATACGCGAGACCCAACAGCGTACAGACGCCCGAGAATCTCCTCGAGGAAATCATCCGGAGGAAGAAAGAGTCTATTTGCAGAATTGCGAAGGAAATTGCAATTCTCCGGGGGCTGTCATGATCCCTCAATCCCTGTTCTACGAAACCTTCCCCGACGCCCTGAAAGCGGTTGTCCAGGCCATGGGCGGCGCGAAGTCGGTGGGGTCCAAGCTGTGGCCCGAGAAGACCCCGGACGCGGCCGCGCGCCAGCTCAATGACTGCCTGAACGAGGCCCGGCCGGAGAAACTGTCGCCTGAGCAAGTCCTGTGGCTGCTGGCCGCCGGCCGCAAGGTTGGATGCCACGCCGCCATGAATTATCTGGCGCGCGAAGCCGGATACAGCGACCCCATGCCGGTCGAACCGGAAGACGAACGCGCCAGATTGCAGCGCGAGTTCATCGAGGCGCAGAAGGCCATGCAGGCGCTGGCCGGCCGCATGCAGCGCGCCGGCATGCTGGAGGCGTGACATGGAGCGCCAGGTCTACACCCTCACCACATCCCAAGTCCGGGGCTTCGCCGCCAAGGCGGTTGTGTCCGCTCCCGACGGCTGGACGGTCCGCATCTCCCCCCCACCCAGGACCGGTGCACAGAACGCCGGCACCCATGTCATCTACGAGATGATCGCCCAGGCCTTCCCGCACGACGACGCAGCAGGATGGAAGCGGTACTGCAAGCTCCATTTCGGCGTGCCGATCCTGCGCGCCGAGGACGATCACTTCCGCGAAGTCTACGACCAATCGATCAAGCCTCTGCCCTACGAAACGAAACTGGCCGTGATGGCCTACTTCCCGGTCACGTCGATCATGGATCGGAGCCAGATCGCCCGCTACATCGACGCGATCCGGGCCGATTTCGAGCCGCGCGGGGTCATTCTCGAACTCGATGGGGCGCCGGCATGAAGCGGATCGATATCACGGGCGAAAAGTTTGGACGCTTGACCGCGTTGAAGATGGTGTACGAACCCGGAAAGGATTCCAAGGCCGAGTGTCGATGCGACTGCGGGAACGTCACAACCAAGCTGGTCTACAACCTCCGCTCTGGCAATACGAAGTCCTGCGGATGCCTCGCGCGTGAACACAGTTCAGAGCAAGGCAAGCGCGTTATCCAGAAAATGATCGCTGCGCGTAGGCGGCACGGCATGTCCAGGACGCCCACCTATTCGGCCTGGAGAGACGCGAAGAACCGATGCTGCCGCACCCAGGACTCTCATTACCACCTGTACGGTGGTCGGGGCATACGAATGTGCCAGGAATGGCTGGATTCGTTCGCCGCATTTTTGCGCGACATGGGGGAATGCCCTTCTGGCATGACGCTCGATCGAATCGACGTAAACGGCAATTACGAACCCGGGAATTGTCGCTGGCTGCCCATGGCGGAACAGTCCAGAAACACGCGTCGGAACGTTGCCACGTGGGAAAGCGTGCGGCTCATTCGCGCCGCATACAAAGCGGGTGAGTCGGGGCCCTCATTGGCACGCCGATTCAAGATGTCAAGATCCAACGTATACATGATCACGGGCCGGCACACATGGCCGGAATCGGAGCGCCCACATGCATAAATCATTTCCAAAGAACAAGCCGTGGCGATCCGAGGCGCACAAACGGTTGATCGCATCCCTCCCGTGCAGTGCATGTGGAAAGTGGCCGCCGAGTCAGTGCGCGCATGTGAATTTTTCAAAATCCATGTCCAGCAAAGTTTCCGACGCCCTGACGTTTCCGCTCTGCCCGGCTTGCCACCGCGACCACGACCAGGGCGGCATGGCTCGGGAGGACCGCTGGCGCCGCGAATGGGAGGCCGTGGACGCGACACGCGCCGCGCTGATCCGGCGCAACCAGTGGTTGCCGGCCGCCGAGTCCGCGTATCAGGTCGCCATCATGCCGCTGGCGCGGGTGGTGCACGGGGAGGCAGAAACAGCATGAACGATCTACCCACACCCCTGACCCCTGCCGACTGCGACCTTCGGGACTTCGCGTTCCTGCCCCTCGATGTCGTTCGGCTTCGGGATAGCGATCTGGCGATCCACGTCACTGGTGAAGAGTTCCGCTGCGCCGTGCTGCTGTGGTGCGCGTCCTGGCATCAGGTACCGGCTGCCAGCCTGCCCGACGACGACAAGACCCTGGCCGCCCTGGCCGGGTTCGGTCGCGTGGTGTCCGAATGGGAAAAGAACAAGGCAGGCGCGCTACGCGGCTGGGTCAAATGTTCCGATGGGCGCCTGTATCACCGTGTCGTCGCTGAAAAGGCCAATGAGGCATGGGCATCAAAGCATGAGTACGCACACCGGAAATTGCTGGACAGGCTGCGGAAAAGCGGCGTCCAGAAGGATGACATGCCGACTCTTGACGAATGGCTTTCCGCTGGAAAACCTAAGTCATGGTCGATCCATTCCAACGGAACGGAAGTCAATTCCGCTGGAAAAGACGGAAATTCCAACGGAAATAAAACGGATTCCGCAGGAAACGATGACAGCTCCGCAGGAAAAGATGGCAATTCCGAAGATCAATCATCTGGAATTCCTCAGGAAAACCTCCTTAAGGGACAGGGACAGGGATATAAAAAAGAAATACCCCCTAACCCCCAAGGGGGTGAAAGCCCACCCAAGCCAAAGCGTGAACCCCGCATCCAACTGAAGACCTTCATCGACCAGTGCATGCAGGCCGGAGAAAAGCCCATCAGCGGCTACCAGCCCCTGTTGGACTACGTTGAATCCACTGGCCTGCCCATGGAGTTCGTACAGATCGCCTGGGATGTTTTCAAGCGCGAATTTCTGCCGCCGGGACAGCATGCACATCGACTGCAAGCCCGGTGGAGGCAGCATTTCCTGAACTACGTCGAGAAGGGCTACTACCGGCTCTGGTATGCCCGGCAGACCGATGACGGCCCGGTGTACGAACTGTCCACCCAGGGCATCCAGGCCCAGGCATCACTGCGCAAGGAGGCGGCATGAACCCCTACGAACCCGAAAACTTCACTGCGGCCCCGCCGCAAAGCCTGGATGCCGAGCAGGCGGTGCTGGGCGGCCTGCTGCTGGACAACGAAGCGATCGATCGCATCGGCGACCTGCGCCGGGATCAGTTCTACGTCCACGCCCACGGTCTGATCTTCGACCACATCCAGCGTCTGATTGCCCAGCAGAAGCCGGCCGACGTGCTGACCGTCTTCGACTCGATCCGAGCCGCCGGCCAGGAAGCTGACATCCGGCACCTGAACGACCTGATGACGAACACGCCCAGCGCGGCGAACATCGGCCGGTACGCGGAAATCGTCCGGGAAAAGGCCCTGCTTCGCGGGATGCTGCAGGCTGCCCACAAGGTGCATGAGATCGTCTCCGGGCCGCTCGCGCCCGCCGAGAAACTGGACGCGGTCCAGGCCGAGTTCGGCCGACTGGCCGACGCCACGACACGGCGGGAGCCGGCCAGTATCCGGGAAGCGCTGGGCCGCTACGTGCAGGATCTGGACCGCCGTTTCGCCGGCGAGGCCAAGAACCCCGGCATCCCCACCGGCCTGGTGGACCTGGACACGTTTCTGAACGGCGGCATCCGCCGCGGCGCTCTGGTGACGCTCGGCGCCCGGCCCGGTATGGGCAAGTCCGCCCTGGGCGAAACGATCGCGCTGAACGCCGCTCTGGCCGGCTTCGGCGTGCTGTTTCTGTCCATGGAGATGCCGGAATCCGAAGTCACGGAGCGCGCAATCGCCAGCGTCGGCAAGGTCTCGGCGGCCACACTGGCGCGAGCCGATGAGCGCACGCCGCACGCGGACAGTTGGGACCGCGTCACCCGCGCTGCCCAGGCGCTGGAAAAGACAGCGCTCTTCGTTGACGACGAACCCGGTCTGTCCCTGTTGCAGGTTGCCACCAAGGCCCGGGCCGTGAAGCGCAAGTCCGGACTGGACCTGCTGGTGGTCGACTATCTGCAACTCATGACCGGCACCGAGGAAAAGCGCTACCAGCAGATCGAGGCCATCACCAAGGGCCTGAAAATCCTCGCCAAGACGCTGAACATCGCCGTGCTGGCCCTGAGCCAGTTTGGCCGGGACATCGAGCGGCGCCCGAACAAGCGCCCCGTCCTGTCGGACTTCCGCGACAGCGGCTCCATCGAGCAGGACAGCGACATCCTGCTGGGCCTGTACCGGGAAGAGCAGGACAATCCAGACACGGATAACCGGGGATATGCCGAGGTGTTCATCATGAAAAACCGACAGGGCAAGCCCGGTCGGTGCCCTCTGGCCTACCTGGGCGAGCAGATGCGCTTCGAGAACTTCGTAGGCCAGGCCCCGGAATTCCGTCCCATCGCTCCCCGACACCAAGGATTCAAGGACTGACATGGAACAACTGCACGCACTCAACCGATTCATGGAAGGCAAGGCATTTCACGACCTGCACGCCGGACTCGACATCTCCGAACGGTTCCGCCGCATCCGGCACAACTACGCGCTGTTCCAGCAACTGGTCGACGCGGGTTTCGAATCGTGGATGGGGACGAACCAATACGAGGTCGGCGACTGGGTTTCCATCTTCACCCCGATCGAGGCCGCGACCTGGCATGACATCCGCTGCGGCGGCCTTCCCTTGTGGCCACAATTGCCGGTCGATCGCTTCTTCGTGGACTTCGGCAACCCCATCGCCAAGGTCGCGCTCGAATGCGACGGCGCCCAGTGGCACGACGAAGCCAGGGATGCCCGCCGGGACGCGGTTCTGCACGAACTCGGCTGGAAGGTCTGGCGCGCGCCGGGCTGGCGCTGCAATCGCGTCATGGAGCGGCCGGACGATTTCCCCGAGTGGTCGCCCGAGGAACAGGATGAATTCTGGCGCCGCAAGCGCGCCGAAACCATGCAGGGCCTGATTGATGAAATCCGGCCGTACCTGGAGAGCACATGACCCTCGAAGACCTCGCATTCCCGCCCCGGGCCGCGGACATCCTGAACGTCACCGCCAGCGTGATCCGAGCCTCGGCGCCGGAGGAAAAACCGGAAGTCCACGCCCGCAACCTGCTGGCGCTGGACCTGGGCACGCACACCGGCTGGGCCTTGCGCCGGCGGGACGGCGTGATCGTGCACGGCACCGAGAGCTTCAGCCCGCGCAAAAGCTGGACGCCAGGTCAGCGGTGGCTGCGATACCGGTCCTGGCTGTCGGCGCTGATCGAGCGCGGACAGATCCACGCCGTGACATTCGAGCGGGTGGTGTTCGGGCACTCGTCAGCGTCCGCCAGCGACGTGTACGGCGGGTTCCGCGCCCTGACCGAGATGGTGGCCGACGCCCACCACTGCAGCTTGGATTCCGTGGCCGTGCCCACCGTGAAAAAGCACTGGACCGGCCACGGTTTCGCGAAGAAGCCCGACATGATCGCCGAGGCCCGGCGCCGCGGCTTCCGGCCAGGCACGGACAACGCCGCCGATGCTCTGGCGATCTTGGATTGGGCTATCGCTCAGGAGGATGCGTGATCCAACCCATCCGGGCCCCTGCCATCGACTGGAACCGTGTATTCCTCACGCTAAGGCGCGAGGGCTACACGACCAACGATGTCTCCAGCATCGTCGGTATCCCACGCTCGACCATTGACGGCTGGATGTCGGGCGCAGAACCGCGGCACCAGGACGGCGAGACCATCATCCAGTTCTGGTCCGAAACCACGGGGCTGCCGCGTGAAAGCCTGCCGCTGTCGAGAGGGGAGTTCACGTCGCATCTGGCGGCGCGTCGCACCCGCTGACTCGCGCCCGCGCGCGCGTTTGCTGCGTCCAATTGCCGGGATTCCGGCACACCCTCCGTCTGATACTGCGCTCACTCCCCCAATCGACATCACAGGAGCGCACATGGCCCCCCGCACTCACGCAATCCAGACGCCGGGCGAAGCCCCCGCGCCGGCTGGCACCGAACAACCCGCCGTCGAAACCCAACCGACCGAGACCCAGCCCCCCGAGGCTCCCGCGCGCCGGACCCGGAAAGCCCCCGCGCCGGCTGGCCGCATGGCTTACCGCGACATTCCCGCCGATCAAATCGACCCCGCGACGCTGCGCGCGCCGGTGCTGTCGCGTGACGGCTGGGTGTGCCCGTCCAAGGCCCCGACCGATCCGCGCGAAGGGGCCTGACATGGGCGGCGTAGCGAAAGCTATCGGGCTGGGCGGCGGCGGAGACACGAAGATCGTCCAAGGCCCCGACCCAGCCGTGGCGCGCCAGCAGGCCGAGAACGACGCGGCCAAGGCCGCGAACGCAAAGGCCGCAGACCTGGCCCGTCGCCGTCGCCAGGGCAGTCTGCTGGCTGCTGGTGGGCAAGCTGGTGATGCTCAAACATCCTCAGTCCTGGCCTACGGCAAGGGCAAACTCGGGGAGTAGGCATGGCCGAAGACCAGCGCGCCAAGGATGTCCTGCGCCGCTACGGTGCGCTCAAGGGCCTGCGGGCGCAGCATGAGACGACGTGGAAGGACTGCCAAGACCACTCTTTCCCGATCCGCAACCAGGGTTGGGACGGGCAATCCGAACCCATCGACGGCGTTCAGGCGGCCCGCGCGCGGCTCTACGACTCGACCGGAACCGACTCCGCGCGGATCCTTGCATCCACAGTGCAGACAGGTATCACGCCGTCCAGCCTGCGCTGGTTCGGCTTGGAAGTCGAAAACCCAGCCGACGATGAGCGTGTGTGGTTCGATGATGCTGCCGAAGCGCTGTGGAAGGCAATTCACGCCGCGAATTTCGACGCCGAAAGTTTCGAACTCATGCTCGATAACGTGTCCGCCGGCTGGGGGGTACTGTTCATCGATGAGTCTCGCGATGCTCAGGGGCGCCCCGATGGGTTGCGATTTGCGAACTGGATGCTGTCCGAGTGCTACTGCGCGGCATCCCAGCCGGCGGGCGTGATCGACACGGTATACCGGCGCTACGGCCTGACCGTCGAGCAGTGCGTCTCCGAATTTGGCCTGAACAAGGTCTCGGAAAAGACCCGAGAGTTATTCAACGATCAGCAGTACGACAAGCCTGTGCAGTTGACCCACGCGATCTACCCACGCCGCGATGCCAAGCCTGGCGCCGCGCGCGCCACGATGCTGCCCTACGCCTCCCTGCACGTCGAGATCGAGGGCAGTGTCGTGGTCCGAGAATCCGGCTATCACGAGCGGCCTTTCGTCGCGCCGCGCTGGTCCCGCATCCCTGGGTCCGTCTATGCCGTCGGGCCGGTGTTCGATGCGCTGCCCGACATCAAGACGCTGAACGAAATCTCCCGCATGGAGCTGACGAACGCCGATATGGCGATTGCTGGCATGTGGATTGCCGAGGATGACGGGGTCCTGAATCCCAGGACGGTGAAGGTCGGCCCGCGCAAGATCATCGTGGCGAACAGCGTGGATAGCATGAAACCGTTGCAGACCGGGGCCGATTTCACGGTCTCGTTCACGAAGCGCGAACAGTTGGCGGCCCAGATCAAGCGCACGTTGATGGCTGATCAACTCCCGCCGATGGAAGGTCAGCCCCGCACTGCGACCGAGTTCTACGCCCGCTTGAATCTGATCCGTCAGATGCTGGGGCCAGTATTCGGACGCCTGCAGACCGAATACCTGAAGCCGCTGATCGAGCGCTGTTTCGGTCTCGCATACCGCGGCGGCCTGTTTCCCCCGCCGCCCGATTCCCTGCGCGGGCGGATCTTCACCGTCACGTATCAGTCCCCCCAGGCGCGGGCGCAGCAACTCGAGGTCGCTACGGCAATCGAAGGGACATTCCAGGCCGTGGGCGCTGCAGCTGCAGCGAAGGGAGACGTTGAAGT